TCTGCTCTGGTAAAAGACGTTCATGCCAGAGTTTAAACCCTGGAAAGTACTCTATTAGCAAGGATAGGATAGCACCTGCGATTAAAGATAAAGTTTCTTCGCCCATTTTGCACCTCCGAAAAAAAAAATCTAAAGAAATTATACTTTAGGTTTTTGTGGAAACGGTAATTTCATCACATCCACACTCGGAGTCTCGGTATCCAACCACGTCTATTTCACCTCAATTATGGTATCTCGATATTCGGCATTTCTACCCATTCCTGCCACCCCTCCCTTTCAACAATTTCCATCGTCGTTGTGTCAACATAGAATCTACCTTTTCCCTCTTTGTCTCGTCTGCCTTGACTTTCGAAGAGCGCAATACGCACCGCCCGATAGGTTTCGGCGTCCTCTGGAATTTCACCGATTTCCAAGGGGATGTTGGTGGAATGGGTAAAATAGGGATAGTCAACGTCTTTAACGACATAATAAATCTCTCCTGTTTGTGGGTCGTAAAAGATTTTCATGATTCCTCCTTATCCATAATAAGCATAACTCGATGCCTCGGCGTAATAATTGGTAGTATTGCCAGAGTAATAAAGATATTCTGCAAAAACTGTTTTTGCACCTTTTGTCAAATATATTCCATAGGAGTTGTTTGTTATGCGGTGTTTCGAAGTATCGTTATAATAAAACCATAAGGTAGAATTGTTGTGTGCATTGATTCCTGTATTGAAACCATTTATCGCAAGTACTCCATACTCAACGTATAACGAACCTGAATTATAAACTTTTATTGCAATTAAACTTGTACCAGTATTGTTGATATAACAATTTCCAAAAGAGATTATCGAATCACCACATTCTATCAATGAATACAAGCTCCCATCACATAAAACAAAATTACTAAACATTACAACATAAGAATTATTTAAAGAATAAACCCTGCCCTGGTTATTAAATCTTATTTTGCAATATCTAATCACATTATTGGTTGCCGCTCTAAAGAAAACACCTATATTATTAATATACAAATTTTGTAAATATACAAAATCACAATAAATGTAACTATGCGTATTAATATTAGTGAGTTGCGATTGGATGGTCAAATTACCAGAAGGTGTAGAAGATGAATAACCAACTACCGTTAATGTATCTGCTGTATTACTTATTATTACGCTAGTTTGATTATTCCAGTGTGCCAAATATCCAACCCACTGATTAGGTGTCCATCCTGCTCCCGATACCGTTATTGTACAATAATTTTCTACACTACCCGTTGTCCCAGATGTAATTGTCCCCGTATAATTCGTTTGCAATGTGCCATTGATATAGATATAATAATTCCCAGTGGGATATTTTCCCTGCACAGTAAAACCACTGTATGTACCAGTGGCAATATTAATATAGACATTCCCACTATATTGTCCAGGAATCTGATTGATAGCATATTGTATTGTCTTAAACGCATTCGTCCCCGTCCCATATCCTTTGTCCTGACTATCCGTACCATTTGCATCATCTACATATAATGTCATGCTCTCTAAACTTATTATTGGTATCCATGATGAACCATCATACATCATCAGCACCTTCCGTCCTGACGGTGTATGTAAAAACCACTGTCCTATTACTGGGGATGTCGGCAATGTACTTCCGTTATCGCAAGCCATTGCGATTGCTTTGTACTTTGCAAAGTCAACGTCCTTGGAGAAAGTTAGGTTAGTGCTATCAATAATAGAACTATCCCCAACCGCATTCGTCCCCGTAAATTTGGGGATAGTATTAGTTGTCCCTGAACCCAGCACTGCCGTTCCAGTCCCTGGCACGGTCAGCGTATAATCCTTTGTGCGCACTGTGTTAGTGCGTTCATTTTTGAGTCCGTCTTCGTCAACCGTGACAGCAGTGACTGGAGTAGTACTTCCTGTCGGAGTGACTTCTACGTCCAACTTTGTACCGTGTGCTGTGCTCGACCAGTTTTGCGCCGCTCGAAAATTTATCCTTACCCGACTTCCACTAGACCAATCTGTGCCGTCATGACCGAGAGCGGAAATTCGACCGAGCAGATCGTTGTTCTGCACCGCTCCACTTCCGCTTTGGCGAGAGCGCCAAAAAGCCAAAAATGGATTATAACTATCGGTTATGCGTCGTATGTCTACATAGCCGCGAGACCAGAAGGTCTCGCCATAATCTCCGTAGAGGGTGTCACCGATAAGTGCTAGAGCGTCCAAAGTGGACTCATATTCGATACCCGTTATGGCTTTAATCTGGTTATTCACGTCCCAAAAGACGACTTGATTTTGCGACCCCGTACCTTGTGGGATGACTTTGAACTCCAAACCGTCTTCGGCAGATTTGACGGAGACAACCTTGTTAGCGTGACCTGAGTAACTGCTCGGTGTATCGGTAAGACCGAGAAACGTAGACGTCCCACCACTCAGGTCACCGTTTAGCTTTGTCAACGTTCCGTTCACGGTAATCGTATCATATTGCATCGCGTAAACTTGCAGCTCCTCCCCTGCCGCGACGAAAACCTTATTAGCGTAACTCCCGATTACCTTGATCACAGCCATCTATCCACCTCCAAAACTTGCTATTTGCAATCCGTAAGTCGTACCATTAAAACCACAATGTGCGATTTGACCTGTACAAGCATGAGTCACGCATCCATACCCTTGTCCAGAAGTAGAAATCCCTTCGAAGTAACACAAATCCGCGTAAAGTGTTGTTGCAGAATGGGGTCCCACGATTAAACCAGCAGCTGTCCCAGAGGAAGTTGAAGCAAATGTGTAAACTCGACTCAAGGCAGCCATTAAAGCAACTTGAATTGCATAAGTTGTCCCAGAACTGCTGTTGTTGACACGAACCAGCAGGTCTCGAAAGGAGTAACCCGACAATGAACAAAAAATTCCACGTACAAGATTCGTGGAGTTCGCACTGAACAAAAACGCGAGATTATCCAGCGCAACGTTTCCGATAGTGATAGATACCAAGTTTCCGCTAACAAATCCAGTGGCATTGCTGATTACGGCTCCTTTTTGAAAAGTGTCCAAAGAAGCGTTCCTCACAGGATCCCGAACTCCGATAAGTTTTATCCGCTTGTTGATGTTCAGCGTACTGTTGATTTGAATGTGCACAGCAGGAATGGTAATCGTGTCGTAATCGGCAGCGGCACCGATCGCCGCTCGCAATCCGTCCTCGTCTGCCGTGTACCTACGAACCTTCGAGCCATAAAGCACGATTTCCGCTCCTGTCTCACTGCTCGCCGTGCGCTTAGTAAGATTAGCGAGTTGTTCGATGTCCCGCATAGCGAAAGGACGTAACCGCTCCCAAAGCTCATGTGCAGTCTCAGACATCAGTAAACCTCCCCGATTTGATATGGACTGCTCCGACCCGCGATGCGACTGATGCGCCACTTACCTGTATGATATTCGATCTCCTCTGGCATAAAGGACACTCTAAGTTTGGTATCTTCGAGCAAATAATGTTCTCCAAGTCTCGGCATATCGAAAATATCTGCATAATAACGTGTTCTTCCATCTGAACATAAGTAATAGTAATTGCTCTCTGTAGTTGGTTCTGTCGGTAGTAATTTGCAAATTAACCTTCGGTTTCCATCTACATATGCAATCGCTCGATTGCTTTCCAATTTTAAGAGTTCTTTAAGCTCATACAATGCTGTGTTGTAACCTTCACGGAAAACACCCGTTTCCGTAGCAAAGTCTGCTTGGAATTCTACCCCACTCAAGAATTGTCCACAACTTGTTACGATGTTTTCGATTTGTTCCTTGACGCTTCCCATTCCGATAAGTTCAAAGTTCAGATCTCCCTTTTGAGGAGCTGGTTTCCATCTCGACAAATTCGTGTACCAAAGATAGGGATCTCCTCGAGGATATCCTAAATCCAAATTCGTATCCACCATAAAATACTTATTCGCATCTACCGTTCCAGAGCGCTCAATCGTTATCCAATAAACCGTATTTGGATTCAAGTTAACAGCACTCGAAAATTCTTTTTCCACCCAATCGGAAAAAGTTCCAATCTCACTCGCAGGGATAGTAACAGTTGCCAAAGCAGTTCCAGGTACACCACTATTATCAGCGCATAACTTTACAACCAAATCATCCGTAGGAGGGTTGTTCTCTGGATACTTCCACGGACGGATGCTGATCTTCTTTGCCGACCAACCCTCGGTAGAAAGCAATTGCACTTGTTGGGCGAGTTTTGGTCGGTCATCCTCTCCGATTTCTCGACCACCCGAACCTGTCTCCGTGTATGCCTCGTAACCTTTATCGTTTGCATAATATACCCAGTCCAAGGTTTGTATCAAGCCAATAACGCCGACAACAACTTCATCTCCTCCCATGCCAGCGACGTCCAAACCGATGCTAGGCTCTTTGTGCAAGGTCAGATACTTGCTTGCCAGAGTATTTATTTCGCTCTCTGTTTTTTCCGAGACAGTTAAGAGTTTTTGCTTACGTCCATAGGTTTTTATGCTTATGCTATCTTCAATCCAGTCGGTCGCAATATTTTTGGATTCAATAGCGGATATGACTTTTACACTATTGTACATATCCTCTAAACTGCTCTGCAAGGTCATTTGTCCATAGGGCACGCGAACATTATTAATTAACCCAAGCCATTTACCCTGTCCAGTTTCGTCCCATAACTCCACATAATTGCTTATCAACGCTAAATACTCCTCTTCCACCCCAGCAAACGGTAAAATGACCTCTGCGCTAATTAACCCACCAAAAGATGCAAAAACAACCCGTTCGACCCGAATGGAATTTTCGGTAAAAATTGTGTACAGGGAGTTTCGATTCAGTATTTTAGCGTTGATCATGCTCGCGTCCTCGACCTCGCAAACGCTTGCACTTCAACACGTTTTAGGACATGTCCCGCTCCGCGCATTTTGAAATACATAACCCCGTCCCGATCTGGTGTTAAGGTAAGATTACCACCTCCTCGGATAATCCAATGATCGATTATTCGATTGTTGCTGTTTGTCACCCACGCTCGTCTTATAGCACCATCTACAAATAGAGTTTCACCAGTCTGCAAACCTCTTCCGGAAGCGGAAACAACCTCTACCACATCTCGTGCAGGGAAAATCTCCAAGTAATCCAAATCTACAATAGTCGCAGTAGAAGCGATTGCCATCAAATGCAAATTATAAATCTCATTGTAGTCATTGGAAACCCTATGCAGCAAAGTCGAACGGAGCACACCGATTTTGCAAAGCTCTTCTGGATGACTTTCTGCTTGGAGCCATTCAGAAAATATCGCTGGATCTTTGCCGAATCTTACTCCAAACCTCACATCGGAATTAGGGTTTAAAATTCTGGCTAAAATCAGCAAAGCGTCAAATTCCAGATTCGTTGGAGCAGACAATTCCCAGTGGATAACGCTCGTCCAGGAGGCACTTACAGATAACTCTTTGTAGTATCCATATTGATACAAATTGTAATCTGGAGCACTCGGTTTGGTAGTTCCTCCCATGCCGTAATAAGCGTCGAGCACACGGTTAGATTGTACATTATCAGACATCTGATTGCCGATGGATAGCAAAATCGAATCTATCGGCTGATTGTCTAAAGACTTTATGCGAAGTTTTACAGGATAACTGAGTTGACTTTTGAATTCTTGGAGGTGGTTGGAATAAAAGTATCTCAAGTAATTGTAAAATTCTCCCAAAGATGAACCCTGGTTGCTGGTTAAATTATCCACACGAATTGGATTTGTGGTGTCCTGATTAACGTGTGGATTGGAAATTTTCAAAGCGACTTCGGAAGACTCCCAGTAAGCAGGATGAGATATTTTAATTTCTACTTCTGGCTTGCGAGCGTGGATCCAATTATACCAATTTTCGTGGAGATTTATCTGCATGCTATCGATTGGAGTTCGATAGTAATTTGTCTCACTATCCGTTACGTCTCTTTCCAAATAAGTTCGAGGGTACAATCGATTATTGTTCCAAAGGTTGACTTTATCCAAAAACCACTCTAATTGACCCAGCAGCTCAACGTTTTCGGAAGCACTGCTACCAAGCAAAGTCAAAACCAGTCTATCCTCCTCTGTGTTAGATTCGTACTCCAACACCCCAAACTTATTACTGCTTTTTAGCACCAGCGTTTTGCTGTACAAACCGTCTGTATAATGCAGTCGAAATAGCGTCATGAGATAATCGCTCCCCTCCCTTGGAACGCACGCAGTCTAATTTCTTCCGCAACTTTGCGAGCGACTGTATGGAGATCTAATTCGTTACTTATTTGTGCGTTAATAACCACGTTCACAGATACCGTTTGAGACGGAGAAGTAGCTGTGGACGCGAGGACAGGGACGGATTGTAAGTTCTCTAAACCTTTCTGGTAACCCAAAGAAAGTCCAGCAGCCATTTGTTTTCCAATTTCTGCGAAAACTTTACTCGGAGAAGAAATTCCAAGTATAGCTTTGATTGCGTTTATGACAGGGATTAGTGCTCCGCTGAACGCTACAGCAATGCGATAAGCGTTATCCAGTACACCTTTGATAATGCCATCCACGATTTCTTTGCCGATGATTACAAATTTGGACAAAGACAAAGCAGATCGAATTCTTCGAACAATCTCCTCCGCAACAAATCCAAAACGGTTTATCTGTCCAGCAACAGAATTATACATGCCAACAAATGCGTTAATAACCCCTGCTTTCATGGTTTCGATAGAATTAGATACTTTGAGCGTCAAAAGCTCCATCGCCATCCAAGCATACGTTCCAAAACCCACAATGGCTTTGCGAGCGTCAATTTCTATTCCCGTCAACCATTTAATTAGAGGAGCGATAATTTTCTCTCCGAGGTTAACCATCCATTCTCGCAAATGCATCCCAAACGCGTCGAAATCTCCTCGAATCAGCGCCAAAATCATGCCAAGCTGATGGCGCATATTCACAAAACCAAAAACAAAATACCCTGTAATGCTCTCCCAAACCCTCTGCCAATCGATACCCATAGTGTTCATGGAAACACTAAGCTCGCCGAATTTTTGCTTGATCGCTTCGAAAGTCGGTAAAATACTTTCCATGTACAATGCAGTCAATTGATCTCGCATTCCAGCAAAATTGGTTTTCCAAGCCAAAGCCAACAATCCAACCAGCAAAATAAGCAAACCAATCGGAGAAAACAATAAAGACAACAAAGCCGCAAGTCCAGACAGAATTCCAGACACGATTCCAAACACTTTTATCGCAGCCAAAACCGCGAAAATAGCTTTTGCCGTTTCCAGTAAAGGACCTTTGTTTTGGATAATCCACTCTATAGCAGGTTTTAGCTTAGAGGATAAAGTATCATAAACACGACCGACCAAAGGGTCTATGTCGTATAAAGACTGTCGAAACTTCTCGCTGAAAAACCCCTCTCCAACCAGATTCGTCCAGGCATTGCGAATTTTCTCACCCCAAGTTTTAGACTTTTCGACTATCCTTTCTGCAGTCGGCATAATTACTTTTTCATAGGTCTCTCTGACATTTCCACCGAAAACCCCCAAAGACTCCGCAAATTTCAGCGACAAAGGTCCCGCAGTGAAAAATGCTGTTCCGACTTTTATGAGTTTTTCTGCTAAAACTCCAATGCTTTCTCCAATGGATTCCAAACGTGCCAACCCAGGTCCCAAAACCCAGTCTGTAAACTGAGAGACCAGGGGTTTCAAAACTTCAAAGACTCCTTGGAATAATTTTCTAAGACCGATTTCCTTCACGTCCTGCAGCGCACCTGCCAGTCCTGACCAAGATTGTGTAACTCGATCCAGATTACCAGCGTAATCTTCAGAGGCAACCTGTTTAAAGGCTTCCAAAAACGCTTTAGTCGAAATTCCTCCCTCATCTTGCTTGTCTTTTAAGCTCTCAAAACTCTCTCCCATCCGCTCCAGAATAGCTCTAACATCGATACCTGCGTTCATAAGTTGACGCAAGTCCTGTATCAAAAGTTTATCGGAAGCAAAAATCTGCCCTAAAGCATAAGACACTCTATCCAGCTCAGCGGCAGTCAAACCTGAGCCTGCTCCCATATCCAGCATAGCTTGCGTCATTGCCTTGGCTTCCTCAATTGGAAAACCATAACGTGCCATCTGCGCAAAACTGGAAATAACCGCAGAAGTAGCATACGGAGAGCGTATTGCCAAGTCTTCTATCCATTGTATCAGATCCTTGGTAGCACCTCCTGCTTGTTGCAAAGCTTCCTGATAACTCATAGCCCCATCCGAAGCCCGTTTTAGATCTCTGGCTACCATGCCCTCCAACATGATGCTGAGACGTTCGAAATTGGAAATAGAATTAAAAGCCTCTCTGCTTAATTGTTGCAAAGCGAAAACCCCGTTCTGCACAATGTTTGCGCTAATAAAACCCATTGCGGTAGAGACAGCTTGTTGCAGAAACCCAAATGCTTGTCCTGCGGAGTGTCCTTCCGATTTTAAAGAACGCAAGGATCCCGCAACTCTTTGGATGGACGGAGAAGCGACATCTTGGGCAAGGATTCTAATTTTTACTTCTGGACTCATGTTCGATTTTTACGGCTTAACTTTTTCAGCTCTTTGTCCCTTTCTCTGGACAATTCTAAATAAGCCTCGAACCAATACAGAGAAAGGTTTTCTTCCACTTCCCATGGAGGGATGCCCCATTCTTGTGCCATTATGAGGACGCTTCTGGCATAGTCCCATTCGAAGCGTTCTCGAAAAAACGTGTATTCCCTCCAACACCAAAAACCTGCTGGAATAGAGTATCCGCTTCTTCCGCAGATAGATTTTCTAAAGCCTCTTCGATGGTACCGTTTTCCACTTGGCAAGCTGTCCGCAAAACGTGTTCCAGCAAAGCGTCGTACTCTAAAAACGCTTTTGCCATTTCCTGCTTGGCTTGGGAGTCGTCTTTTTTGCTAAGCTCTTCCAACTCCAGCAGTTTTGCGGATAAACGGACAAACCTTTGACGCAGTTTGAACGTCCCTGGTTTTCTGTTAAAGTCTGGTAAAACGAAAATTTTTAGCTCTCGTTGTTCCGTGTCCATACTTATAGACTGCTCTTTTCGTTCTTGACGATAATCTTAAGCTGAGTCGCTAAAGTCGATTGGTATATCGCTTTCCAGGTCATTTCTACCGTGGCATTTCCATCTCTTTCAGAGAAAAGTGTAACGGGCTCGGCTAAAATGCCTGGCATTTGGATTTCAAATAAACGTTCTCCTGCACCCGTTCCAGTCCCGAAGCTTACACAGATAAGTCTTCGGGTAAGTCCCGCAGTTAGATCGTCTAGGAGACTTTTCGAACTGCTGTTCCACTCGTAAATCATCCGAAGACTGATATCCCATGCAGCTTCTCCAAACGCTTCTGGTTGGGTATTGGAAGAAATAAATTTCTTTAGATGTCGAGCCAAATCCATGGACAGTTCGAATTCAATGAGTGTTCCTGTTACAGGAGTAGTTTTGATGGTTCCCGTGAAGGAGTCCAAGTAGAAAGAACCGTGCTTTACTGAAACGTATTGCACATCCTCTAAAGAAATTGTTTCAAAACTCGATTGCGTTGCCAAAGTTCTCGCAAGACACTCCAAAGACAGTGTGACGTCTTCTCCCGCATTGCCAGAGATGGTTAAACTGTTCGCCAGTAAACCTGCAGCTCTGTAAATTCCAGCTCCAGCGAATCCGTAATAAGCCGTAAAAGATTTTGGATTTGACGGAGCGGAATACGGAGCGTTGAACGTCCATGTATAAGGACCCGAACCTGTGGGAGTTGGCTCCCCGAAAACCATGGCAAGAGGATAAAGGACGTGCTGATAGGAAACGTCCATCTCCAGGGATGCGCTGATCTCTGGAATGCGCTCCTTAACAATGCTGGGCGTAAAGTGACCCACCTCACCCTTGATTTCTAAGGCAGGATCGAATTCGAAACTCAAGTCATTAATTCCGCGCAACTCCTGGGTTGGTGCAACTGCCGTTCCCCAGGTGGTTTCTTTTCCGATTTGTAATCGACGCAACCCATAAACTGCCATTATGCACCTCCAGATTTTTTAGTTTCTTTTGGATTGATAATTTTCTTTTCAGAGGGCTCCAGTGGAGCATAAAGTCCTGTTCGGATAAGCTCCTCTGTAAACCAACCTTTGATTTCCAATTCCAAAATGTCCTCTTCGTCCAAATCCCTCGCTGGAACCCCAAGCAAATAACCTTTTCCGACATAACGCAACTTTTTCATTTGTTGATTACCTCCAGAGTTATTCTCGAACCCAAGTACATAACGTCTGCTACCTGGATAGTTTGCATCCCTGCACTAGAACAAGTTTCTATATGGTCTGCGCTCCCTCCAAGGGTTGGATCTTCTATCAGACCTTCCATAACCGTTTGGATAGCGGACTCCAAAATCGCTCTTTGCTCTGGACGGATCTTTTGTGCTACGGGAGTTGCAATAACGTCGATGAACCACACAGAAGTCCACATAACGGAAAGACCCCTCCAAGAAGCACTCAATCTCTCCAGTCCAAACCAAGCCAACGGAAGGTTAGCAGTATTTACATTGGCAGGCAAATCGTCCAAACAGGTAAAAGACTTGGCTACAATAGCATTTTTTATACCTGTTCGAACGGAAGACAAGCTAAAACTCATACCAAATACCTTCTGTACGGCTTAATTTGGATCATTACATCCTTTGGAATCCCCTGTGGAATTACAATCTGACCGACCTCAGGCATGGCTGTTACGTCGAAAACTTGCGAGTCCTTTTGCCGATACAAAAAAGCAGCCAACCTTGTGCAAGCCATTTTTATGTCTGCTGGTACTTGAGCCGAAAAACCCCAGCTCCCAGACACTTCCCAAAAAGCTAAATCCTGATCGGAAGGATAGTAGAAATTTTTCAATTTGATTTTGGTTTTGGCTTCCGAATTTTTCGGAAGAAGGACGATGTCTGCTGGAGGGATGGTAACAGAATCCAAAACCAAAGAGTTTAATTGCAAAAGATCTTGGTCTAGCAGGATAGTATCTCCTCGCTCCCAAGCAAAATAACGGGTTTCCGTTCTAGACTCAAAATATCTAGAAGTGTAATTCTCGATTATAGCTTTTGCAGCGTTGATGCAATTTTGCAGGATTGTGTCGTCCGAAGACGACACAATCCCGAGATAAGTTTTCAGCTCTGCTAAAGTTATCAAGCTCATACAGATATCAACCCAGCCAGAAGTCCTGCGTAAACCGATGCCGTAGGAGAGGTTCCAGCCAGAGTGATTACACTCCGCACGAATGGATAGGGTAAATCCACATTTACCTCCACAGATCCTGCATCAGAGATCGCAGTTGTTGTAGCACTAGGAATATCCGTCCAGTTGGAAGTGCCATTCACACTGCCCTGCAGCTTAACCGTAACGGTCGGACTGGTACCTCCAAGTTCACCCACGGAAACAACCATTTTGGACTTCCGTCGAGTGGATACTTTTTCTGTTTTTAGATTTATGGCAGCTCCATTGGTGGAACCTGCCCCAGACAACGCTTTGGCGTTTGCCAAAGGAATAACCTTATATTGTCCTAACACAGCTCACCTCCTATTATGAAGTAGCACACTTCTGAACGCGGAATCGCCAGGGCTCCAGAGTCATTCCACCCACCCGCTTGCGGGCTAAGAACAAAGTGGTGTTGAGTTCGGCATAAACCTCAGACAACCTCTGGATAGACAATCCTGTGCGATCCGCAATTACGTAACCTGTAAAGTCGCCAAATAGAATCGGATAAGCGTTTGCAGCACAGTCTGGCATAAACTCATCCAGCACAATTGGCTTGCCTTTAAGGTTGTCGAACTCTCCCGTCTGCAGAGAGGCTGACATCAAACTAGAAACGATGTATCGGTTGGAAGAGTCTTTTAGCTTTTCGATGACCTTCTGCGTGGGCGAGTTCATAACCCAGCGAGCATTGCGACGGTATTGTGCAGGGAGAGCATAATACAGGTCAATTAGCCCATCTGCGGTGAGAGAACTAGCGCTACCAGATGGTACAGCAGCGATGTCCGCACCTGCTTCCTGCAGGATGCCTCTGGGCTGTCGAATACCTGTCCCATTGACGAAAGCTTCGTCTTCTCCGAGAGCAAATGCCTCTCCGAACAGACTGGTAAGTAGCCCAGCCACATCCACAGCAGAGTCCTCCAAAAGGTCGTTGGAAACTGGAGCGCTCGCCATAGCCGTATGCACGTCAATTTTCTTCAGACCAAACATGCTCGTAAGACCCGCAGCTCGATGCTCTATGGAAGTTGCAGGAAGCTCTCCTGTCCATGTGAGTCTTACGGTAGAAGTGTATATATCGTCCGCAGTGTAATTCAACACAGGGAATGGAACAGAATCTCTGCTGGTCGTAATTACCCGACAGAATTGACGGATCGTGGACATGGCAGCGATTTTCTTGAGCAGGGCACCCATCGTGTCGGGAGGTACCAGAAAACCTCCCGCAGGGTCTAAACCTTCTTGTAGTTGTTTACGATCTGACGGGGTCATGTAATCGAGACCTTTGACCATGTAAGCCTCGAAAACTTTGTCGTAACCCTTTTGCAGTGTTCCGACAGGGATTCGATACTTTACCTGTCCAACTTCGATCCAAGATTTTTCGTCCACTGCAACATCTGGTACGACCGTTTCCGTCCATGTTACCTTTGGTTTTTCTGCCCAGCTTTTTAGCTCTTTAACGGTGGATTGCAGTTCTTGTTGCTCTTTGAGACTTTGTGCTTTTTGAACCAACTGCTTATATTCATCTAAATTCTCGGTCAGATTACCTTTTTCCAGTTCTTCCAGGCGAGACAGAATTTCATTTAAACTTTCCATCTTTTTACCTCCATCAAAATTCTATAAAGTTTTGGATCGAAAATCGAAATCCATTCGTCCCAAAGCTCTTTCCGCAAGTGCATTGGGACAATTTTTGCAGCTTGCGCAAGGATATGAGCATTTTCCACTGACTTAAAGTCGGGTGGTTGCTTATCCATTTCCTTATAATGCTGCGCCAAATGATTGTAAACTCCTTCCCGATCTGTCTCCGGAATTTTTACCCCTCCTCTAGCCCCCATCAGAGCCGCCATCGCGGCTCGAACACCGTTCCAAACCGCATTGCCTACCCCACTTTTGGAAGGAGCGTGATGGGGCAACTTTAAATCTCCAAAAGTCTCTGGAGGGTAGTTTACGGAGAAAGCATAATGATTCGCGATGCGCTTTTTTTCCGAAGTGTCTAAATTCTCGAAAGAATTTTCGTCCGTAAAATCGGAAAGATTCGGAGCATTCCAATCAGATTCTAAATCAATTCCATAAGAGTGAAACGGTATTACCGTCTTCTGCACTATCCTTGTTTCAGGATTCGCACCCCAGTTTACGAAGGACAAATCCCACAGGATAACCTCCTGGATGTGACGGACATTGTCTTTTAAGTACCACTTGTTCTTTACGATGTCGAAACCAATGGAAGCTTCTCGCACTGCTCCAGCTTTAATAGCTTGGTAAACCTCTTGTGCGCGAGCAGTCGGGAGGAATTTTACCGTTCCCTTTAGAACGGTTTCCACACCTGATTGTTTCATTTCTTCGGAAAATTTGTCCGTTTCTTCCAGAGATTGCAAAACCCCCACTGGAACCTCATCGAATTTGTGTTGCCACAAAACTCGAATTCGGTTGCCTCGCTCTCGGATTGTTTTTTTGAACGCTCCAGGATAAATTTTGTCGTTTACAGAGTCCACATTTCCAGTAGTTGCAAAGATCGCTTCCACTAACCCCTCTTCCGATAGAAGCTCTGGAGAATGGGAAATTGTTTTAACCTCCATGTTTTTATTATACCTCCATTTTCTTACAAATTTTTAAGCAGTCGATCTATGGCTTTGGTAAAGGTTTCTATTATTTCTGGTTCACCCTTCTGCATGACGTCTGCCAACCTCCACCAACGTTTAGCGTGATACCAAACTTGACCTTTGCCTTGTGCATCACCGATAACATATTTAGCGTATTGCACGTTTGTACCCACCCAACCAATTTTTCTATCGGATTCCACATAGGACTCTGCATCAGGATTGCCCCGACCTTTTAGCACGGCAAGACTTTTTCCCAGACGCATTGTCCTGCGTGTAGGACTTTTTGCATCTGATGGGTAAGGTGGATAAGGTGGTACAAGCTCTAACGCTCTGTAAACAGCAGCTTCCATGCCTTGATGGAGGATTTCTCGAAATGTGGATTCGGACAGTTTAAGTGCTTGTTCGATATCTACAATTATCTCAACTTGCATTGAAAGTTTCTTCCCACTCGGCAATAATTTTATCTATCTTTCGGCGAGTTTGCTCCGCAAGCAGTTTACCCCATTCTTCCATCTCTTTTTCTGGATTGCCACTTAGATGTAGCCAATCCGCACTGTCCGATCCAGGCACTACAACATAGTAACCGTTTTCACCCATATAAACAATAGTATCCGACATTGACTTTTTAACTCCTTTCTGCACTAAATGATACCTTCCATTTTTAATTACTCTAACACGATCCACAGCAGTTCCTAAAACTACAAATTCTTGCTCGTGGTGACAACCAAAACCCGTATAACACGATCCAATAATGCGAGATCGTGGAATTTTTGCACAAACTATTATAAATCCGAAATTAGAAGCGATACTCATGCTAAAACTCCAGGATTCCATAGCATTTCCATGATACTCTACCACCTCTCCTGGTGGAAATTTAGCCAAGTCCTCATCAGAAACATTAAACCCTCGAAAAAGCGTAACATATTCTGGCAAAATATCCTTTAGGGTCTTCTGGGAATACTTATACATTTCCCGTAGAAATTCTTCTTGATGGGTTATGATTTGAACTATCGCTTGTGAGTATTTATTAACAATGAACTCCAATAAACTTTTTTCGGTGGTCAAAGTTTGCATAGCGTCTGATTTAATCTCTTGCAAAATTTCTTCTATTATCAAACTTCCACCAAAATCCGTAAGCTGACCCCCATAAAAATTCAGTTCTTCAGGGATTATCTCGAATAAAATAAATTGAATCCTTTCAATATTCCAATTTCCCTTTTTGTCTGTTACACCTCTCACATCGAACTGAAAACTTAAAGAATTTTTAAACTTTTCAATTGCAGCTTTTTTCAAACTCTCCAAACCATCCCCAATTATTTCCACATACTTGGAGTTTTGCCATTCTGGCCACCACGTTTTGAAAATTTTATGTGCTAAATATTGTAAAGCTATAGACAGAGTCTGATCATTGGAGGAAATAGCCCAAGCTTTAATCCATGAATTAAACACATAAATGGGTTTTCTAATCCCTTGGGATTCTAAAATCCTGCTAAACTGTAAAGAAATAAAACTTTTAAGTCTTTGAGCAAGCATCCAGTGCTCTGGAATAGATTTTTCTTGGTCAATTAAATTTCTGAAAAATTTATCTAAATCTTTCCTTAGCTTAACATTTTCCTCAGAGACTTTATCGAAAAGTAAACTTAGATTGGATTCTTCTGGCGGAAAAGCACTTTTACGGAGAGGATCCTCCAAAACCGCAGGATCTGGAACCGCAGGTAAAGCCTCCAAAGCTGGTGCAACTCTATAAAGATCTGGATTTACCGCTGGACGTATAGCGCAACGACAATTTACATGTGCTGGAGGATCAGCGACATCTACACTAAATTGCGCCATTTTTTCCACCACTTTGCCTTCCAAACCCCCACACACTGGACAAACCTTCTCGTCCATAGCCGTGAACCACTTTTTCCCTTGCACCCATGGAGTTTTGTCCCAGACTCGCAGATTGGTCTGCGCATAAATCCGCGTAGACTCCGTCATAGCTATTTTTTTAGCTCTGTCTGCGGAGAAAATCCCTGCTTGCTGGATGCGTTTTACCAGCCAAGAGTGTGGATGCCCTCCACGGATGTACTCATCGAAAATCTCTCTAAGAGATTTTGCCGTGCTGACATTAATGCCAGACACCATCTCAAAACCGTATGTGGCTATAAACTCTGGCAGATTCGGGTCGAATTGGTGCAAATTCACTCCGACGGCTGGATTGGTTAATTGCAAAGACAACTTTATTTGCTTCTCCAAAACCCCCATTTGTCTTTGGAGATCACTCCAAAGTCTTTCTAACTCTGACTGCCAGAATTCCTCCCAAGTTTTGCTCATGGAGTTTCCACTTTTTTAGCCCACTGCAGAAAATTTCTCTCTGTCTTTGGCAGCTCTTCCTGCCAAAACTGTTCCAGCGGCTCCGCGATTAGATCCTGCGCTTTGCGGATGTAAGCATTTAATTCCTCTTCAGATGGTTTCAACGGCTCCGAATTGCTTTTGGACGCTTTTTTAGTCTCTTCAGGATTTGCACTAGATCTGGATTCTAAATCCATTTGCTTTAGCATCGGAGACAACCGTTCGTCTTGTTCGAACCCTTCCATATCCAAATACTGTCTAAATTCATTTACAGTAATAATACCGTTTTGGCAAGCTTTAAGCAAAACATCCAGCATGTCTTGAAAATCGTTTTGCAGAACCATAATCCGACTGTAGTCCCACTCCCCTGTAGCATCAAATTCAGATAAAATCTGATTTTGAACCACATCCAGAATGTCTTCCATTTGCGGTATGAGAACGTTTGTCCAAAACGTCCGCAAAGCTTGCTCGTAATTGCTGAACGTAGAGCGCTCCAAACCTCCAGGCAAGTTCAACAAAATCGGAGAAACTCCAAAAACCGCACAAATTCTGGATTCCAGCTTGGAATCCATATCACTAAAATCGAATTCCTCGAAGGAAGTTCCAAGTTTTTCTATATCCGCATCCCCATCCAGAACCGCAGGCATCGACCAATTGCGCATGCCTCCATATTGTGCCGACCAGCGTTCTCGCAGTCGCTGGATCTGCTCTGGCTGGATAAACCCTTTAAGCTTCAACACAATGGGTGGAAGTCCTCCGCTCGACAGATATTGATATTGGAAATTGGTAATCGCATTGTCCAAAGCGACTAAAGGATAAACCACTTTGGCAGGAGCCAGAGCGTTCAAGTGGTATAAAGGATCGTAAAGGTGGAAGTAAACCACATCCTCCATCGGAAAAGTTTTCACCTCTGAACCCGTTTGGTATTTCCAGACGATCGCATCCTCTGTAACCACTGCTTGCAGCCAATCTGGTCGCAATCGCCAAAGTTGCGCAGGTTTGTTGACTTGATTGCGAACCTTCTGCCATGCCGAGCAACCAAACAAGCTCAAATCCACAATAATATATCTCCAAAGGTCAGCTTCGTTCATCAAAGGATTCGGCTTTTGGATCAACCGCACAGCAGGATCTTCCTCCTCTAGAAGCTTCCCATTGCGAAAAACGTTTAGATGCACCTTGCTCGCGCTGTTAGCTTTGAAGTTCACAGCCGCGAAAACGATTGGGTTTTTCTTGTATGCTTCCTCGACAAGCTTTTCCGAGGATTCGGTCCCAAAACTCCAGCTCCCCCAATTAGACGGAAAAAGCACGCTCGACCATGCGAACTGTTTAACTCGATTGAAAAACCTTTTTAGCATATTACCTCCATCAAACATAAACTCCTACGCCAAATTTGACCCCGTGCAAAGCCAAAGCAATTGCAGCCAAAGCGTCCGACAAGTGTCCACTCCCAAAAACGTTATCCATCGTCGAAAACTTAAGCTCGTTGTAAAGATATCGAATCATCGGGAATCTGATTTTCCCGTTCTGTATCCAAACGATAGCACGGGAAAGCAGCTCTGTCCTGTCTCTGCCGACCATAATGAAAGGATTGGCAGAGGTTTCCAAATAATCCTGTACCACGTCCCCCAAACCCGTTCCATCGTGAGTGGAGCGGAACGGCTTGTACATGCGGTTTACGTAGTCCAATCGTTCCAACATTAGTTTCCAAGGTTGTTGTTGTCGGCGCTCAAAGGTAACCAATCGAAAAGGATCGCAATCGATCCGGATGGTTACGATAACTGTATAGTCTTCCTTGCGAGCCCAATCCGCTCCTGTTACATAGATCCCCTCTGGGGCTGGCGGCTCCACTTGGATAAACTGGTTTACACGACCCTCCCAAACTTGAGAGACATCGAAAATCTGCAGCAAAACCTCGTCCGAAAAAACCCGATTACTAGGGTTAGGCTCTTGCAATTCATATTCCATGTTCCACATTTGTTCGGTTATTTCGTGCTTTTTGCGCTCGATTTCCTCTTCCTCCAGCCAGCCATCTATCGGATTAGACGATTCCTTGTAACACCACGTGAAAACTTTCCAATCCCTTTGCTTAGCTCTATGCATAATTTCGCTCATGGTTCCATCCGCATACTGCCAAGTAGACGACAAAACCGTCTGCGATTTTATGCCTTTTTTGGAGAGCGTTTGACCAAGAGCGGCTTCCAACACGGAAAGATCCATCTCATCGATCTCGTCCATGCGCAATCTCTGTGGATGGGGTCCTCGCACACTGCGTTGGGAAGCCATAAGTGCCTGGATCGAATTGCCCATGATGAACCGAGTTTCCGTCTGGGACGGATCGGAAGCCAAAAGGTATCTCGGAGCAGATGGTCTGGACAAAAATTGCTGGATGTAACGGTGTACACGTTTAGATTGCTCTCCAGAACCTCCCAAAACAGCCACATCCGCTCCCAGCAAGATGGACTCCGTCAATCCCAGCAGAGCCAGCAAAAAGCTCTTTCCACCAAATTCTCTGCTGGCATGCCACACTGCTATGCTGGAACGCGCAAAAAACGCATGCGCGAACGCTTCCCACGGAGAACAGTGCTCTGGGCAGACTCTGGTTCGAGGAATGGTAACTCCCCACGCCAGTTGGACAAATTTATGCAGCGTTTCTTCGGTTTGGATTGGAAGGATGACTTTTACCGTATTGCTAGAATTTAGACTAAGATTCGACTTCTTTGCTTCCATTGTCAGAGAGGTCAAAACTCCCATGGGAGACGTCTTGCAACAAAATATATCGATTGCCTTGCGCGTCTACCAGGTTGTCGAAATAAGTTTTACGGGTTAGCCATTCCTGCACAGTCTCGACCAAGCTGAGCCACTCTCTTGGATTTAGCTCCATCAGAATCGGCTCACCTGGCATGGCAGGATGTGGAGGGAAAACTGCCTTACCATGCACTAGCAGATCCGCAAGAATCTGCGCGATGACTTCCTTGCGCTTTTTGCGCTGGGATGGGGTTATGATATAGCCCTCCAACTTGCGTTCCACCAGTGCTTGGACGGAAATTTTGGGTCTGCGCATGGAATTAATTATACCCTAAATCAGAGCAGCCGTCTCTGGAGAGACGACTGCCCGTGATAAGAAGGAGCAGGGAGAGGGAGGAACGGAAAGGAATCCTGAGTGTATTATAACGCATTTTTCCATCACGGAAAAGGTTTTTTGGATTTACGCAAAAAAAATTTAGCAGTGGATTCGATCGATTTATCGGAAAACTTGCTGTGCAATTTTTTAATATTCGGTTTTTCGAATCATCCATGGGGGTCTCCATTCATTAAAATTTCATTAAAAGTCGACTACCATGGATCTTCGATCCATGGTAGATCCATGGGGGATCCATGGGGGTTTAGAGCCAGATTCTATTTTTTCATTAATGAAAGCTTAAAGGCAGATAAGGAAATCATTAAAAACTACCATGGCTACCATGGAAATCACACTTTTAAGAGTCATCGAGCACATGTTTAAGCATATAATTACAATGCGGAGTATTTTTCCATGGTTTCCATGGTAGCCATGGTAGCCATGGTAATTTTTTCGACTATTAGATTCACTTTCGAAATCCATGCATCCAGTCTTAAAAGTGTTTTAGTTAAGTCCAATCCTCATAATTATGTTTCAACACCATTTTCCATGGTATCCATGGTAGTAGGCTTAAAACAAAGAGACCCACGTTTTTTCCGTGAGTCTCTGCAGGGGGAATGGAATGGAATTTAATTTTCTACGCTGGAGTTATCCTCATCTCCTTCAATTTCCACTTCACAAACAAATTGGTTATTCGAATCGGATAGGATTACCCTTCTTGGGTACATTTTCGGGAGTGGCTGTGGAATTTCTTCCACCAGCTCCCATACTCCTGATTCATTCCGTCTCCAAAGGGTTACATTGTTCATTTCAGGACTCCTTTTCTACCCAAGTGAGATTGTATTTCTTGAGCACGGATTCTAAAGCTTGCTCTTTTTCCTCTGGTTCCCCAGGAACCCCTCTGCCCCAAGTGGTAGGGCAGTTGGGATCCTGATCCTCGAATTGGAAAACATGTGCTTTGTGTCTTCGATCGTATCGGTAAATGACCTTGGATTGCAGCCCATACATGTTCTCTACGATCCCGATTACCTCTGGCTCTGAGAATTGCTCAAATCTTTCTTTCATGGCTGGATTCCTTCCTATTTGATTTTAGACAGCAGTGCTTGTGTTAGAGGATCTGTGCGAACTTTCACGTCGTTTACACCAAGAGTCTGCAAAAACTCTAAAATTTTGATCAACTCCTCCCGATCTTCTGGGATTCGGATTCCCCAAGCTTTCTTGGGAGTCGTCCCCAGAGCATCTGTGTAATACTCCATCCACTTGAAACCGTGCTGCTTCAGGGTTTCCTTGATCGAATATGTGTCACCACGACTAATTACGATCCAAGCTCCTCCAGAGAACATGTTGTTGATGACTTCTGCCGCATAGGGCTCCTCTTTCTTGGAAGCCCTGTAGCACTCGGGGCAGACCCTGTTGGTCTCATACCATCGGATTTTTCGCTCGCGCTCTTTGCTGGGTCCAAAGAGTTCTACGGTGTGCTCCCCGTGTCCACAACTGTATTTTACTGTGTACTTAGCCATTTCTGTAATCTCCTTTCCGTTCTAAATCTTATGCTTATATTATAGCGGATTTTTGCAAAAATACCTTAAAATAAGATTAAAATTTGATTAGTGTTTGATTAATGTTTGGACAATTTAAAAAACCCTCTCACCGAAGGGATTTTCGGTGAGAGGGTGCATTAGAATGAGCTGCAATCAATCTAAAACGTTATGGAAAATTAGACAACAGGGGTGTTTTTGGTGTTCATTTGGGACTTCTTTCTATTCTCCATCTTTTGCGTTCTGCAAGAATTTCGGGATGGGTTTAACATTAATTTTCAATTCCTGAATTCCGAGTTCTTTCAAAAATTCACAAATTTTGACCAGATCATTTCGATTTTCTGGGACTGGGATCCCCCAACCTTTCTTGGGGTTCGCTCCAAAGAAATCACTGCAATACGTGACCCAGAAGAATCCGTTTTTCTTAAGATTCTCCTGGATGGAGTATGTATCTCCATTTGTGATAACAATCCAAGCTTCTCCCCCTACAAAATAGTTTGCTATAATTTCGGCTTGATAGGGTTCAGTCTGCTTTTTGGATCGGTAGCAATCAGGACATAGGAAGTTCTCCTCATACCATTTTAGCTTGCTGTTCTTTTGCTGGCTGGTTCCTGTTACCTCCACCTTTCCCTCTCCGTGTCCGCATGCATATCGGATTTTGTATGTTGCCATTTTCTAGACTCCTTTCCGTTTTTGTATTTTATGCTTATATTATAGCGGATTTTTGCAAAAATACCTTAAAATAAGATTAAAATTTGATTAATGTTTGATTAAAATTGCAAAATTTCGAAACTCTAACCAAATGGATTAAAAATCTTTAATCTTTTTCTATCCAAAAGTCCCCAAAATGTATTTAAAATATCCCCACAAGTCTGAACGGAAAGGAGTTTGGTACAAAGTTGCAGTTGCGTAAAATACTTTGGATTCCACCAGGCAACGGAAAGACGAGAATTGCGATAAATTTAATGCAAAAATGCAATGCGGAAAACTTACTTGTCGTGGCTCCACTGTCTCTGCACGAGTGGTGGAGGAGGGAACTAAACAAGCAATTTTCCGCTCCCTATCGGATAACTTCTTACGACAAAGATCCAGACTGGGAAGAGACTTTCTCCGCGATTATTTTCGACGAATCCATCCTGTTGAAAAATCGAAAAACAAAGAGATTCCAACGCTGGAAAACTTATATCCAACGCACTAAACCGCAACATATACTGTTGCTGACGGGTAACCCGATTGGCAAGTATGCGGACGACCTATGGACGCAATTGCATTTGCTGGATCCCAAGAGGTTTTCCTCTTACTGGCGTTGGACGGAGGAGCACTGTTACGTGCAGCGCTATTGGGGTTGGGAGGTGGTAGGTAACCGCTCATCTTTGGATAAGATTGTGGATTCGGCTTATCCGTACATTTTGTACGATGAGAATCCACACAATGTGCAAATTCCAGATTTTCTTTTCCACAGCATAAACGTTGGACTTTCTTCCGTTACCTTAGATTTCATTTCCAAATTGTATAAGGATTTATATTTAGCAGAGTCTCCCATAGCGAATAAACTTACTTTGCTGTTGCGGACGATGCAAATTGTAAGCGATCCGTTCATCTTGGATTTAGCTTTGCCGCGAGATCGTTATAGGGCATTGCTAAAGGTTTTGGAGGATGTGGAAAAACCCGTTTTGGTTTTCACGTCCTTCAAGCACAACCTTTACCATCGGACTGTGGACGTGCGGAAAAAGTTTAGAACCGAGTATCTAACAGGGGAAACTAAACCTTTAGAACGGCAAACCATCATGGATCGCATCAACGACAGAGATCTGGAAGTGGTTTTGCTTACCCCTGGGGTGGGAAGGTTTGGGTTTAATGCGCCTGATTGCTCTTTAGTTTTTTGGGATTTGCCGATCGCTTACGATTATTTTTACCAAGCGATCCACAGAGTCAGACGTCTCACTTCGACCAAAAGGTCGGAAGTTTTCCTGCTCCACAGCGAGGTAAAAAGCGATAAAGTACTTTTGGATTTGCTCTTGCGCAAATCCAAATATACCCTACACTCAGTCCTAAAACAAATTCTGTTGGAAAAGGAGGTTCAAAATGTTCCCGAATGAAATCTTGTCCAGGAAAATCACCGAACTGGAAGATCTGATAATCCAGTGGAAAAAGTTTTCCGATAAAGTCCCAAGAGGTGTCCGATTGGCAGCGCAGCACTTGCTGGAAGAGTACGATTCCAGAGAGTTGCCCGTCTGGGTAAAGGTTATTTGCCAAACGTCAGATTCGGACTGGGACGATACTCTGCAGCAAATTTACTACGAGATCCAGTCCGACAGATCCTATCGGGAAAGCTTGCGAGACTTATGACGTTTACCATTAACCCAAGCAAACTCTCTGCCTTTATCCGATGCAAGCTAAAGTATGCCTTTGGACGCTGGGAAATCCCTGCTCCACCCATCGAAAGCATAACTTTAGGCTCTGCCGTGCATACTCTGCTCCAGGAATATTATGAGAAAGGCATTTGGAATTTGGATGCGATAAAAGATACAGAATTTGACCTGAGCTGGTTCATTAGTCAATATGTGAGTAAAGCCAATATCGGTAAGGTTATTTCCGTGGAGAGGAAGCTGGAATATCCCCTATCCGAGGATCTGACTCTAAATGGAAGGATCGATCTAACGATAAGGGATATGGCGGATAAAGTCTGGGTAGTGGATCATAAAACTACTCGAAGGTCTCCTGTGGCGATAACGTATGCCATGTCCTTACAGGGGATCTTCTACGTATGGCTTTCGAGACAGCTGGGAGAACCCGTGGACGGTGCGATGTATAACGTTTTGGTTTTGGACACCGCACGGAAAAAGCTGGAAGTCCAAAGGTATTGGCTATTGTATAGCCAAGAGCAACTCAATGCTTTTCAGACAGAATTAATGGAATGGATCAAGGAGGTGCTGGAAGTAGAACAAAAATACATCCTACCAAAACAATTACCCCGTCGAACGGCTTTGTACACATGCCATGAGGAGTGCCCATGGCTGGAATATTGTAACAAAATCTATCCGTGGTAACAGAAAGGAGTTATATGGCTGTAAATATCCAAAAGTTTGACCGTAAAACGTACTTGCAAAAAATAAAATTCCTAATCTATGGAGAGTCAGGTGTGGGTAAAACGACTTTCGCGAGCACGTTTCCAGATCCGTTGTTTTTGGACACTGAGCACGGTTTAGCTTCTTTGCAGAGGACTGTGGATTACATTACCGTCGACAATCCAAAAATAATGGAGGAAGCTATCGAATTCGCGAAGCACACCGACAAGTACCAAACGATTGTGGTGGATAGTGTGACTCGATTGCAGAGCGTGCTGATGGAAAACATCCTCGAGGACTACCCCGACATTAAAAGACCTTATGACAGTCTACCGACCATGAACGACTACAACAAGCTGATACGAGATTTTACCCAATACATTTACGATCTGATAGCGTTGGACAAATTGGTCGTGCTCATCGGGGTAAACACTGCTAAGTCTTTCGAGGAGGACGTTATCCAACCTGCCTTTACGGGTCGAATGACTAGCAAGTTGATCTGTGCAGCGGTGGATATGGTTGGTTATATGTTCAAAGTCCTCCATGAGGGCGAAACCAAACACGTCCTGTCTTTCGATATGCCGAATTTTGTGACTAAGTGCCGAATCACCCATAACCTTCCTAGACTCATTCAAAATCCAACTTACCAAAAAATCTTATCCTATATGGAGGTGCAAAATGGAAATCAGTCTGGAGCGTAGCGCAAACGTTTTAGAGCCTGGAAAATATACTGTTTACCCTGTTAAAATCTCCCCTGGAGAGGGCAATTCAGGGTATCCGTATATCCAGGTCATTTGGATGGAATTACAAAGCCAGCAGCTCATCTGGGATTACTTGTCGCTTTCTCCGAAAGCACGCTGGAAATTGGATGCGATCCTAGATCTGATCAGTGCTCCGACATCAGGGAAAATTTCCCTAGAGCAGTTGGAGTCGACCTTAAAGAAATTCGCTTTCCAGGTGTCAGTAATCCAAGAGAAATACGAATCCCGCTGGCAAAACAAAGTGAAAGGATATCTGACGGTGTCCCTGCTGGACGAGAAGGAAATCCAACAACTGGAGGAAGTTTCCAAACCGATCTTGGAACGCTTGTCTAAGGTTTCTGAGGATATCGACATTGTGGAGCCGATGCAGGACGTTCTAATTCCTCCCAAGCAGGGTGTTTTCGAGGATTTACTTAAAGAACTGCAATGAAGCTGGTAGTCTTGGATCTTGGTATAAATACAGGTATAGCGTGGCTTCGGAAGGACGACAAAGTGGTTTATTATAGGACTGCTTGCGTCCCTTTACAGGAATCCACTAAAGTCGTCCTTCCAGACCCAGAGGTTTTGTACGTGATCGAAGATTTTCCCGTTTGGAAATCCGTGAAATACGTTAAAACGTGGATAAAAGACCTTTTGGAAAACTTTGGAGTAAATACTTTGTGGGTCAGACCTGACGTGTGGATGCATTCCATGCGCAGGTACACAGAGCACTTGCCCAAACTCGGAACCCCACATGAGCGAGATGCTTTGTGGCTTGGGTTGTACACTTTAGAGTTGCTTTGCCAAGAGAAAAAAGGAGTGCTAAAGTGGGACATAAGAGCCTCGCAATTTTAGGGTCTGGTGCTTCCTCTGCGGTAGTGGCTTATGTTTTTCGACAGCTTTTTCCGCAAATAGACATTGACATTTGGACAATGCGGAGAGAGGTTGTGGTTTACCCGTTTACCAGCATCGAAAGCGAATACTTCGAAAAAAAGTTTCCCTTATTGCCGAGAATACTCTGGAAAATAAACTGGACGGTATCTCCAGAAAACTACAAAAAGAATCGCTGGGGAGATTTGCACCATCTGGTTGGAGATTCCAATTTGTCTAAAGAGTATCCCACAGGTCAAAGATATTACTTGGAGCCACAAATTCTGTGCAACTGGCTGATAGGGATATCCGATGTGCATTGGAAACTCTTAGCCAGCCCATTTACCCAAGAAGAAATCCAGAGTCTGACGGAAAAATACACATGGGTTGTGCAAACTTTTCCCAATCCAAAACATGCACAACCAGTCTGTTGGGAATGGATTGTCGCATTTCCAAATGGAAACTGTTCAGAGGAGAAAACTTTGTGCCTAACCCACGGAGGAACTCCACCTGAAACTCGATGCTGGGAATACGGAAAAGTCCGATTCCAAGAATATCGTATCCATTATGAACCACCGATTTTCCCTGATGAACTTTATCGAATAAAGTTCAAAATCTTGCATCCTAGCACAAAGCCGATTGCTCCCGTGGACGATCTTTTTCCGAACCTTATTTACATTGGCAGATATGCCTTGTGGGATTTTTCTTTTTCCATCGAATCTATACCAGATTTGCTCTACGAAATATTAAATACTGATTAAGGAGGTTACCATGGACGAAACGAAAGAATTACAAATGTTCGATTCTTATTGTACGCAAGGAAGAGAAATCTTCGTGCGCAAAAACAAAGAGTACGGTGGGTCTTACCACTGGATGGGTCTAATTGGAGTGGTAAGCGAGATCGCTGGGATTTCCATGCGGTTGGTAAGTGCGGTTTTCCAGAATTTTGGTAACATCGAACCCAATCGAGATTCTGTAAAAGACGCTTTGCTGGATTTGCACAACTATGCCAACATGGGTTTAATTTGTCTGGAAAACGATAACATTCTGGGAGAATTTCTGCAAGGAGCTAAAAAACGATGAAGCCGAAAATTTTAGTCCACCAAGAACCTTATCGGAACAAAATCCTGCGATGGTTCGCAGGAGTTACCGCAGAAGTGCATCTGATTAGCATGACGCCCAATCCCAAAAAGCTTATCGCTCTTGGAATGCGCGCCTACACTGGACACTACGAGACAGACATCCCAGAGGACTTGGTAGAACCGTTCTTTAGAGATTCCAGAACGGCTTTGGCGACACCTTTGGAATGGGTAAATTTTGTTTTCCTCCTTAAAGACGTTCCAAGGTTTTTCACCCATCAGCTTGTGCGGAACCGAATTGGGGTGTCGTTTGTGCAGCAATCGACTCGCAACAAAACGGAGCAGCTTTACTTCGATTTCCTTTTGCCACCGTCTTATGTTCGAGCAGGATATAGCTTGGAGAAAAACTTGGATTTAAACCAGCTAATACAAGCCAATCTTGCAGCCGCCAGAGTGATTATCGACGCTTACCATACCGAGCACTTGTCCGCTGAGGATGCTAGATTCGTTTTGCCGCACAATTTTTTGACTCACATTTACTGGCAGACAAATTTGGTCGCTCTTAATAGAGTGTTCGATAAACGTTTCTGCTGCCAGGCGGAGAAAACGGTATGGCTCCCAGTCCTGTTGCAGATTATGCGATTATTGCAATCGCAGTGTCCAGGTTTGGAACAGGTTTTGTCTTCTCCGTTTTTGCGTGGCGAGAGTTGTGGTTATACCGCAAGCTTCGACAAACCATGTGTATGGAAAGGAAAGACTCGGGAGGAGATCCTGAATGAATCGATATCTGATTCTGGATCTTGAAACGACTGGATTGGATTGGTGGAGGGAGAAAATCGTAGGCATAGGCATAAGGTTGGAGCCAGAGGGTAGGGAAGAGTTTTTTCCCTACCCTGACCCTGGGTGGCTTAGGGAATACTTGCTGGAGTACAGAGATCGAGTATGGATCGGACACAACATTAAGTTCGACTTACTCTTTATCCATTATCCTCCAGAGGTTGTTTACTCTTTGCAAATAAGAGATACCATGGACATGGTGCACTTGTACGATTCGAGGCTTTCTAAATCTTTGGTAGAAGTGGAGAAAGAGTTCCTCGGATCGGAAACCAAATTCTGGCACTTGCATCAGGAAAATAAGCGGAAAATAAAATCTTGGGACTTGGATAGAGTAAAAGAATACTGTTTGAATGATGTGCTGATAACTTGGAACGTGTTCAGAAAATTAGAACCAGAATTGGAAAAACTGAAAGTTTCCCATATTTTCCGCAAAAATATGGAATTGCTCAAGGTGTTATATGAAATCGAATACTTTGGATTCCTTTTCGACAAAGAGGAAGCAGATCGCAGTATCAAAATTTTGGAAGAGAATCTAAAATTGCAGGAAGAGCAATTTTTCCAAAAAGTCGGTGTAAGGTTCAACTGGCGTAGCCATAAGCAGTTGAGTTATTACGCTTATGATTACCTTAATTTTCCCAGACCTGAGAACCCTTTTTTGGATCCGATTACAGGGGAAGACTTGGGTCGCAATCCAGAATCGCGCAAATATAACAGCACTATGGTGTCCAGTTCCATACTGGTCGGCAAAGCAAAACACCCCTGGGCTTTGGACATCCAGTTCTTGCGGGAAACGGACAAGGCAATAGATTTTATCCAGCGTCTTAGCAGTTTAACCGACGACAAAAACTTTCTGCACTCTTCTTTTAACATTAGTGGAACCCGAACGGGTCGAATAAGTTCTAGTAGACCAAATTTGCAAAACATCATGAGTGGGATGCGAGGGTTTTTTTTGTCTTCTTCGTTTATGGATGCAGAAGCTGTGGAAGCTATCTTGAACCGCAGCCAAGCTTACAATGTGCGCAGACTTTTTATCGCTCGCCCAGGGTACAAAATTGTGAGCATCGATTACAAACAGATGGAAATGCGCATGTTTGGAATTGTTTCCAAAGATCCCCATATGCTGGAATTTTTACAGGCAGGCACAGATATCCACAGTCAAATCGCGCAAAGGGTCTGGGGCAAAGCTGACGAAATAACTCGCGACTGGGCTAAGCAGATCGGGTTTGGCTTGATCTATGGCATGACGATGGGGTCGTTGCGCTTTCGGCTAAACCTTACCCTGGAGGAAGCCAAAAAAATAACTTCTGATTATTGGAACACTTTTCCAACCATTCGACCCTGGCTTTTCGGAGTTGTAGAGGAGTGTAAAAAGAAAGGTTATTTGCGATACTGGTCGGGTAGGATTTGGAGAGAGGACAAAGTGGAAAAAATGTATCGTGGAGCCAATGCGCTTATCCAGGGAGGATGTGCAGATTTGCTTTCCGTTGCAGTGCTACGGGTGAACAATTACATCAAGCGCAACAATCTGGATATTCGAATAGTAAATCTAGTGCACGACGAGATAGTTTTCGAAATGCGAGAAGAGGATTTCGAGCACATACCGAAAATCGCTAATATCATGCAAGTAGAGGACTTGTTTGGGATACCTTTTATCGTAGATGTGAAAATCGGCAGATCTCACGGAGAATTGGAGTCGTATGGAAAATCTGATACAGGAACTGGAAAACAGATTTTTTCACAATAGGTTGAACTATGCGGTAGCACAGATCGGAGCCAGTCGTCTGGCGTATTATCCAACCAAACAAGAAATAACCACAGAAGCAATCGAAAAACATCTCAAAGGTGAGATCGCTATTGCAGTTTTCCCGATTTTCGAAAACACCGTGAAATGGATGGCTTTTGATATCGATTCGAATAACTCTGTGGTAAGTGCTTTCGATGCGCAGAGACTTTCCGATTTTTTATCTTCTATGTTCATCCCACATATGGTGGAGTTCAGCGGCAGGAAAGGATATCACTTGTGGATACTTTTGGAAGACAAAATTTCTTCTTCCGTAGCTTTTACGTGGTTGCAGCAAATATTGCTTAACTTTAAACACTCTGCCAGGATCGAAATTTTCCCAAAGCAACCATCTATCAGAATATCGGCTATGGGAAATCATCTAAAATTGCCTTTGGGGTTACACCCTGTTACCAAGAATCGATCGTTTTTCGGCAAATTCAATTCCACGGGTGAATTCATCCCAGAGGAAAATTTCGAATGGCAAATTTGCTCGATAGAGGATTTGCACAAGCAATTACCGTTGTCTTCTTCTGAACAGTTGGCTACCATTTTGTCCCAATACTGGACGGAAGGAAGTCGACACTCCATGGCTTTGGCTCTAGCTGGATTTTTAGCCAAAACGGGCTGGTCGCAAGTGCAAACCATCAATCTGATAACGGAAATATGCAAAAAATCTGGCGACACAGAATTGGAAAACAGACTAACCTGTGTTCGGGATACTTATAAGCGTTTTGTGAGAGGGGAGCCAACACTTGGGTACAGTCAACTTGTGGATTTATTGCCTGTTACAAAGCTAAAAGAGATCCTTGCGTTGGTTTTCGACATGTTACCCCAAGAGCAAATCCGTCTAATCGATCGAATCCGTCTGGACAGGAAACCTTCTTTCCTTAAAGTTAGAGAAATAACAAAGATTTTGCACACCCATTTACTGGACAACGGCAAAATATTCTACGATTCCGCTCGCGATCAGTTATTTTGGTTTTCTCCGCAACAGAGTGTAATTCCTTTGGAATCTCCAGAGTTTTTCTATTATTTGTACAAAGAGTTTGGAATCTCTGTCGCAGAGGATTTTGGACGGAAAGTTTTTAAAGATGTTACTTTACTTTGCTCCAAAGAAGCAGAATCTAAAAGAGTACATCAAATAAGCCACTGGGACAGCGCAAAAAAGGTTTTATATGTAAACCCAGAGGGAAACAAAGTTTTTGTTCTAAACGGAGAAACCATTCTGCAGCAAAGCAATGGAGAAGAAGTTTTCTTTCAAACACGTATGCATTTGGATTTGGACTGGTCGGATTGGAAAGAGATCGACGTATGGTCGGTCTTGTCGGATGACTTGACTTTCCAATCTTCTGAGCTAGCCAGCGCATCTCCAGAGGAGCAAGTACAGTTGCTCCGTTTATGGATTTTGTCTATTTTCTTTCCTGAGTTGATGCGGACGAAACCTTTGCTGTTAGTGGTTGGAGATCCAGGATCTGGGAAAACCACTGCTGTGCGCAGAATCATAAAACTTATCGAATCTCCAGAGTTGGATGTTTTGGAATTTGTTTGGGACAAACCAGATGCACTTAGGACTTCCATAACCCATCACAGAGTTTTGTGCTTGGATAACATGGAAAACACACGGAGCAACTGGTTGCTAAACATATTAGACGCGATTTCCACAGGATCCTCGATCGAACTCCGAAAACTTTATTTTACCAACGAGATGGTTCGACTGCAGCCTGACTGTTATGTAGCCATAACGGCTATTAGCTCACCGTTTTCCGAGGAGTCGTTTTTCGACAGAGTTTTGCCTATCGATCTGCGCAGAATCAAAAACCCTTTGCCAGAATGGGAAATCCAAGAATATCTACAGAATAACTGGAAGTATTTGTGGTGTGATATGCTGCAAAAGCTGAACAAGGTCGTTCGAGAAATTCAAACCCATCCGTCCAAAGAAATTATCCGCTTGCGGATGGCGGATTTTGCGTCTCTTGCTAGTAGGGTAAAGACAATTCCTCCCCATATTTTGGACTATGAGGTCTTGCAGAGTGGTTTAAATAACCTGTCCAACAGACAAGTGCAAAAAATGGCGGAAGAAAGTCCATTTGTTACGATCCTGCTGGAGTGGTTGGAACGATATCCAAAGGAATCCAGAGAGTTTAAGACTCTGCGAGAACTATCTGACGATCTTATTCCAATCGCAAAATTCCGAGGATTAAAATGGAAATGGTCTAGCACGGTAAGTTTAGCCAACCATTTGCGTGCGATTGAATTGGAATTAGACAAATTAATCGGTGTGGAGATTAAGATGGATAGGGTAAATGGCAGAAAGGTGGAAAAATACAGGTTTGGGTATAAGCTATACGGAAAAAATATTGGAGAAGAACATTAATCGAACACTAATCAAATTTTAATCTTATTTTAAGATATTTTTGGAGAAAATCCGCTATAATACAAACATAAATTCACAAGAAAGGAGTCCCAATGAATATGAACCAAGTAACTTTATGGCGATTAACCAACACGATCAAATCTCTTTCCGATTCTACCTTTATACGGGTAAGAGTCCCATTCGGACCCGTGGTCGAGGTGAACGGTCGCAACGGAAATCGTCCTGTCTGGAGGGTAGGGAGCATGTCCATACCCGATAAATTAGACACATTTTTCCTTGCGGATAACGGAAGGTACTCATTGATTTTCAGCCCGTATTATTATTTGAATTTGGATCCATCGGAAGGACAAATCGACACAGGTTTGGAACTTGTGGAGGGGATTTTGCCTGCAAGCACAGTTGTGCCGATTTTCCGCAAGGTAAGGGAAGCTTTTTTACTTTTTAGCGACCAGACTTTGTTAGACAAGTTTCTACCCACGGAGACTGTCCGCATTTATACAATAAGACCTTATAAATCTATATTACCAGATTTTCTGTAGGAGGCATACCTATGAACCCGAAAAAAGTAATTGTAACAGCAGGATCAGAATACGGAATCCTGTGCCTTACCCGTATGGACGGGGATGGCAATCTGGCAGGGAACTCTTTGATGTTGTGGTTGCCATCGTTGCCAATACGATGTCCGCATCGAATTTGTGGAGTGATTGTCTATTGGAAAGGAGTCTAAAATGGAAACCATATTATTCTCGATTGAGAAAACTCGTTCAGGTCGACCAGCGATCTGGGTTGGAGGGGGAGCAACAAGCAACCGTTTCGCAGCCCAATTCGTTCTGCGGGACAAGAAACTTGCTCCTGCGTGCTTCATCAAAACCAGTGGGCACCGTTGCAATAGCAACCAAGCCCTCGTCCCCATTCGAGAGGGGGACGTAATCGTAGGGATTCAAGGGACTCGCCCAGCGAGTCTTGAGAACCCTTGCATTGGAGTTCACGGCTGGAAGGTCGTCGAGTTCCAAACCAATGACAATGAACTTCTAGCAGTTTGCCATAAGGTAGATATTAGCAAAGATGACGTCCCTCCATCAGTGTGGCATGGCTGTGGAGTTTATCACAACAGGGATGGGAGGTATTTTATTGCTGAATAAGTAAATTACCTCCCACTCCCATTGCCGTTCTATGGCACAGGGTCCGGGACTATCTCTGAAGATAGTCTCGGCATTTTTGTTTATTGGCAATTCATGCCCACCCGTTGACCAAGGACGAGAAAGGAGAATGAAAAAATGTTTTACAAGGATCAAGACAAAATCTACGAAATAGCTTTTATTCGGGACATATATCCAGAGGAAGCAGCTTTGCCATATTATGTCTGTCCTTCTGGCAGTCCTATTCCTGATGGTTACGTTACCCTTAAGAAAATTCGGCGATATAGCAACGACGGGTTTGTATATCTCTACCCAGTGGGGGACAATGAGGATGGGGACTTCCTCGTTTGCATGAATGAGGACGATGGGGAACAGGAAAACTTTGAGGCATGGCTTGAACGATATGAACGTGCCCTAAACGGAGCACTCTACGAATACACAATTAAGCAGTATTCTCCGCATGGAGGGATTTGGGTACTGGATGAGGAAACCAAATCCATTGACAGTCCACCTGGATGTCCTGTGGAAGTACACAAAATTGAGGTTTTGATTGAAAAATGAACGAAAAGAGGGAGTCTCTACCCAAAGAGACTCCCTCGGAGGAGAACCAAATGGAAATAAACGTAATCGGACTGAGATCATTTTGCAACAAAACTTACTCGAATCAGGAATTTGTCAATAAAGTTTTTGTCGAATGTGACTTCTTGGGTTGTACGTTTTCCAAATGTACTTTTATGGAAGTCTATTTCATCCAGTGTCGTTTCGATAGTTGCAGTTTTTACGACAATGACGGATTCTTTTACACCTGGCAAACACAATTCGAAAACTGCAGTGGAGATCTAGGAAAAATCCGCAGTCTATAGGAGGAACCCATGCGACAGTCTAAAGAATTCCAACTCAGAAAGAAAGCCATCCAAAAAAGGTGGCGTGAACTTTGCAAAATGTCTCCGCAAAAACTTCGGGAGACGTCTAATCGATATTTCAAATTTTCAGACCCAAACGTCTCCCTCGGTTTAATTCGGGAGATGATTATGGAAGCAGAATTCGGTCCTGATTACTGGAGTTTCATAGATTATTAGGAAAGGAGTCCAATATGAGTCACGAGATTTTCGGAGAAAGGTTCTGGGGGCATCGCAAGTCTGCCTGGCATAACTTAGGAGAAGTTTTCCAGGAATCGTTAACCGCTACACAAGTCCTGGAGCGTGTTCAATTGACCAAACCCATCTCTTTTGAGAAATGGGACGGGTTTTTCATATCTCCGGATCAGCAAAATTTTTTAGCGCAGAATAAATCAGTTATTGTCCGTCGCTCTCCTGATGGGGATGAAGTCCTCGGACTGGTCAGCAAAGAGTTCCAAATTTTAAGTCCGGAGTACATCGGACACATTTGGGACTCTGTTCTAGGGTGGGAGGTAGAAACCTTATTCTTCACTCGCAACCGAATGGTAATAACCAGTCGGTTGCCACGGGTGGAATTGCATCCAAATGATTCGAGTGAATGGAACTTACACGCTATTCTGGATTTCCCTTATCAACCTGGAATTCCAATTCAAGCACGGATCGCTCCAGTGAGGGTGGTTTGCATGAATACTTTAGCTTCTTCTAGGCTGGAAGCGACCCTAAACGTGTCTGCCAGACACAATTCCAAAGAAATTCGAAAAATTGAAGTATGGCTAGACTCCTGGGCAAGAAGTTATCACAATACCGTAAGAGAACTGGAAGCAATTCTGAATCTGTTCGCAAAAACTCCGATAAAATGGGAGGAAATTTCAGAGAAGTTTTTCGCGGAAGTTTTCAAGCAAAACTTCGAAAAACGATTAGAAAATTTCAACCGCATGCAAGTTTATGGAACATCCGTGGAAACAGGATCCATGCTCGGTTGGCTAAACGCTATAACGGAATACGCCGATTGGGCTAATCGACACAAGGAAACTGAACTAACTACCTTGTTTGGACACAGATACAATTTAAAACAAAAAGCATTCGAATTTGCTACCAATGTAGCAATTGGATAATGTTTGCCCAAAACCCAAACCAAACAGAGTCCTTAATCAGGACTCTGTTTGGTTTAAAAAATCTGCTTTAGCGTACAAAGCGATTTTGCACCAGCCATTCTCCGTGGAAATAACTTCCACTTTAGCTTGTTCAGATAAGCTTCCAACAACAGGAGCAGACAGAGATGGATTCAATCTCACGTTTAGAGCAGGAACGCTTACTACAGCATGCCCTGCATAACCATCTTTAAGTCCTTTTGAAGAAGCGGAAATCGCTTCGAAAAACGGAGAAGGATCTATTTCTCCCTTGTTGTAAGATCCAGGGGCTCCAGGTACACGCAATTCAAAATGCAAATGGGGTCCCGTGGAAAATCCCGTGTTACCAGACAAGCCAATCTGTTGGGATTGGGAAACTTTTTGTTGTACAGAGACCTGAATTTTGCTGAGATGCGCGTACAGAGTCCAAAACCCATCGTGACGGAGCAGAATAAAATAACCATACCCTTTCTCGTCGTATCCAGTTTTCTCCACATTACCCTCTGCGGAAGCTAAAACTGGAGTCCCTACAGGTAAGCCGAAATCTAAGCCATTGTGCCCAGGTTTTCCGAATCGAGAGTAAATTTGCGGATTGGCTCCGAACAGTTGTGTAACGGGAAACTTACCTGTGAATGGGAGACGTAATTTAATGGATTCCATGACTTAAAATTCCTAAAATTTGGGTAATTAGCCAAATCAGAACTGTGCTGCCAAGAATTCCCCCAAGCCAAGTTAACATCTTGTTAGACTGTTCCAATTTGGATACGATTTCTAATTTCCTTTCATGCTCTTCCAGACGTCTCCATGCAGCGTCGATTTTCGCTTCCAGAAGAGGATGAGACCCTGCCTGGTTGGTTTCTATGAGTCTCATTCTGTCCTCGAGTGTGTAAATTTTTTCTTTTATTTCCTGGATGTCTTGAGCGATTTTCTCGATCTGCATGGAGACTACAGCAATTTGCTTTTGCAATGTGATGTATTCAGGCTCGGTCATCGCTTGATTAATTTATGAGTGGTTTGGTTAGAAATCGCAACCATAATGACTATGCGCAAAAGGTTTATTATCCCAGATGCATCACAGGATACTTCCAAATTTGAAATGGATACGGAAAAATGGCAATATGCAAAATAAATTGCAACTGCCACTAGAGTGATCATACCTAGCATTAGCCACCTTTTCTGCTCTGGTAAAAGACGTTCATGCCAGAGTTTAAACCCTGGAAAGTACTCTATTAGCAAGGATAGGATAGCACCTGCGATTAAAGATAAAGTTTCTTCGCCCATTTTGCACCTCCGAAAAAAAAATCTAAAGAAATTATACTTTAGGTTTTTGTGGAAACGGTAATTTCATCACATCCAC